GCATCTGCCACGGGCGTGAGGGGCGCAGCATCTACCACGGGCGTGAGGGGCGCAGCATCTGCCACGGGCTGGAGTGGCGCAGCATCTGCCACGGGCGATAGGGGCGCAGCATCTGCCACGGGCGATGGTGGCGCAGCATCTGCCACGGGCTGGAGTGGCGCAGCATCTGCCACGGGCGATGGTGGCGCAGCATCTGCCACGGGCAAAAACTGCGTAGCCATGACCACCGGTTATTGCGGGCGCGTTATGGGCGAAATAGGTAATGCCCTTGTCTGCGTGGAGCGCGATAACGAAGGAACTATTCTGCATATTTTGTCCGGCGTCGTAGACGGTACAATGTTGAAGCCGAACGTCTGGTATACAGTAAATAACGGAGAATGGGAGGAGGTTCCGAAATGAACCGATTGAAGGAAAGGCGGCAGGAGCTGGGTCTGACGCAGGAGGCGGTCAGCGGCATTCTGAAGCTGGCAGACGCACGGATGGACGTGAGCATGGTGAGCCGGTTTGAAAACGGCGCGTGCTTGCCCACAGAGGAGGTCATGACAGCGCTGGAGGCGGCGCTGCGGACAAGCAGGGCGTACTTATACGGCGAGGACGAGAAAGCCGACATTCCCCAGCGGACGGCGGAGACGGAGCGGATCGCCGGTCTGATCCCCAGCGGGCGTAGGAACGCCATCAGCCGCGAGGATCTGGCGGCGGCGCTTCACACCACCGACCGGAAGATGCGAAAGGCCGTGGCCGAGGCAAAGAAGCAGGGTTTGATGATCTGCAACGACGGGGACGGGTACTACCAAAGCGACGAGTTAAGCGACCTCTGGCGGCAATACAGGCGGGAGACTGCGCGGGCTATGTCTATTCTCAAGGCGCGGAAGCCTATGCGGGAAGTGCTGAAAGCGGCTGGGAGGCCGGTGTGATGCGAGTTAAAAAGAAAAGATGGGAGCGCAGAGACACAGGCGTTTTGTACATCTGCGATGATTGTGGTGCGGAGTTTGAAGACCCGGCCATGTGTACCTACGAACATTACCCGGACGGCGAGGTCGGCGAGGAAATGACAGAATACCAATGCCCGTATTGCGGCAGTGAGTATGTGGGAAAGGCGGAAGAATAATGCTGAAATCTTTTGACGAGTTGATACAGGTGGATGTAAAGCCGTTTTGCGATTTGCGCGACGCAAAGGACGAGAAGGGTAATGTTATCAAGGTTCCTTATTTGAGTTGGGCAAAGTGCGCCAAGTTGCTCCACGAAAACGGAGCATCCAGCGTGTGGTATGCCCCTCGGAGGTGCCCGGAAACAAATACATACCTGTGGCCGCAGGCCAAAATTACTACCAGTAAAGGAAGGATTACAGAATGCTGGTTTGTGTCTGTTGAAATCCACATTGACGATTTGGAGTTTTCCTACGACATGCCCCTGTTGAACGGATCCCTTGTGGTATATGAGGATACGTTGAACCAGCTTCGCATAAACAACGCGCTGGCGAGAGCTTTCGTTAAGGGCGTTGCCGTTCGCACCGGACTTGGGTTTGACCTTTGGGCAGAAGGTGACGGAGACGATGGTGAGGACGATTTGAGCCGTCACAGTATCTTTGCCATAAAGGAGAGACTGGAAAGGCTAATCACCATGAAAGAACGAAACGGTCTTGACCACAGCGACCTGCTTCGGGGACTTGACATTAACGATAAACAGCTTGCAAAGATGATGGGCTATTTTGCAAGTCTGGACAAGCTTGAAAAGGCTGTGAGTAAGTTATGATACGTAACCACGACAGAAGCGGGTGGTTTGGCGCAAGCGACACCGCCACTATCATGGGGAACTGGAATACAGATACGTTTCGAAGATGGTGGCTGGTGAAGCTGGGGGTCAGGAAGGACAGGTTTATTACGCCGGCAATGCAGTGTGGCACGGCTTACGAGCACAAGATACTTGATGCGCTGCGTGTAAAGACACGAGACAGACAGATACGCATTCGTTCGCTACGTTTGCGCGTGAACTATGACGGGGAAAGCAGACAACTCATTACCGAAGTGAAAACGCATAGCAAACCTGCATTCAAAGTTACGAAAGAGTATTGGCAGCAGTGCCAGGCGGAAATGTTTGCCAGCGGATGCGGATTGTTCCGAAAGAGAAAGTTTTGCAGGATCGTGGCATACCGCGTTACAGAAGATGAATTGTTTAATTTTTTCCTGCCAATAGACGGACACAGGTTGACACAGCACAAAGTTGATTATGACGCGGAGTGGGTCGAGGGGTGTTACCTACCTCGCCTTAGGTATTTGGCAAAATGCCTACGAACAGGACATTGGCCGCAGGAGGAAGAATTATGCAGCAGGTGACAGTCGATGGCGCACGGTGGCAGCAGGACAGTGATGGCGCGTGGCTTGCGCTGCGTGTGAAGTCTCCGCAGACCGCAATGGACGTGTGCGACGCCATGAAGCAAGACAAGGAGTACAACGTGACCATCAAGGGCAAAGGCCGCAGCCTGGATGCCAACGCCTATTGCTGGGTACTGTTGGACAGGCTGGCGGAACACTACGGCATTTCCAAGCAGGAGGTGTATCGGCAGGAGATACGGAACATCGGCGGCGTGAGCGAGGTACTGTGCCTGCGGGAAAGGGCGGCAGAGCCGTTCTGTAAGGCGTGGGAGAGGAACGGGATCGGCTGGATGGCAGAGACGTTTCCCAGCAAGCTAAAGGGCTGCGTGACCGTAACGGTGTGGTACGGCAGCTCCGTATACGACACGGAGCAGATGTCCCGGCTGATAGACGCCATCGTGCAGGACTGTAAGGCAGCAGGGATCGAGACTATGACGCCGGCCGAGCTGGACGCGCTGGTGAGCCGGTGGGGAGAGGTGAGTGCATGAGGGCACTGAACATACAGCCCTGCTGGACGTGCAAGAAGTGCTACGGCGATTGCAGCTGGACGAAGAAGAACCCGGAGCCGGTACCCGGCCGGGACGCCACGCCGACGGTAAAACGCCACGGCAGCAGGAGTGGAAAGCACTGCATGCACAGCTACGCCATACACAGCTGCCCGGAATACGAATGGGACGGGACGGAGGGAGCGCATGGAGAGTAAGAGATGCTTTTTGTGCGGCAGGAATGACCCCGGCGATCCGCTGGAAAAGCATCATCTGCTGGGCGGCGCCAACCGCAAGAAAAGCGAAAAATACGGCCTTGTGGTGTACCTGTGCGGCAACAGGTGCCACAGGAACGGAAAGACAGCCGTACACCGCAGCGGCGAACAAATGCGCAGGCTGCGGCGGTACGGCCAGCTTAAGGCCATGCAGGAGCAGGGCTGGACGGAAGAGGACTTCCGACGAGAATTTGGGAAATCATATTTGTAAGGAGATTTGATATGGTCAACAGAACAATTTTGCAGGGACGGTTATGTGCGGATCCTGAGCTTAGGAGAACCAACAACGGTACGGCGGTGTGCAGTTTCCGCGTGGCGTGGAGCGAGACGGTGAAAGACCGGGAGACAAAGCTGTTCCTGAACTGCGTGGCGTGGCAGGTCACGGCAGAGCTGATCTGCAAATACTGGTACAAGGGCAAGGAAATCCTTCTGGAGGGCAAGCTGTCCACCCGCGAATACCAGGATAAGAACGGCAATGACCGCAGCGTGACGGAAATGACCGTGGACAGAGTACACTTCTGCGGCAAGAACGAGGACGCGCATGGTATGCCGCCACGGACGGACGGCAAGAGCCAGTTCGTGGAGATGGACGAGGACGACAGCGATCTGCCGTTCTAAAGGGGGGGTGACGTGAATGGGCAAGATGCAGGACGAGATCAAGGCGCTGCGGCGGCAGAACACACATTTGCAGAACGTGGTGCAGCGGCAGCGGCAGCGGCAGCACCTGTCAGAGCTGACCGGTGCCATACAGGACTACAGGAAGGCCATCACGGCTCACTATGTGGCCTGCGCCATTACCTTCGGCGAGAAACGGGAGGACTGCGACACCGTGTGGGGCTGGCATCTGGAGGCACCCGCCAACCTTGTGAGTAAGGCATTGGAGAACTACACAGGCGATGTGTGGTTGGACAAGGAGCGCGGTGTGTACGTTATAGGCGTATCGCCGAAGGAGTGAGAGGTGGCGCAATGGCAAGAAACTATGCAGCACTCCCCTATGATTATTTAGAGGAGATGGATGCGCTCAACGATGCAGAGTTCGGTCGGCTAACGCGGGCATTGCTGGTTTACAGCATGACGGGAGAGCAGATAGCGCTTTGTGGCAATGAGAGATTCTTTGTTAAACGCATGATGGCGCAGGAAGACCGCTTTAAGGCAAGCTATGACGATATTGCTACAACGAGAAGCGAAGCTGGCAAGGCTGGTGCTGCCGCAAGATGGCAAAATGGCAAACGCATTTTTGCTAATGGCAAAAATAGCAAAGCCATGTCTGCCAATGGCAAAAATGGCAATACCGAAACCAAAACCGAAACCGAAACCAATATCCAGCTATCTAACGATAGCAAGGGAGAATATTGCGCTGAGCCGCAAGCGGCTGACGCGCCGCCGGTGATTTCTTTGCCACTGAATGACGGGACTTTTTTCTACGTGTCGGAGAATGACAGGGCCAAATGGTCGCAGCTCTATCCGAACGTTGACGTTTTGCAACAGCTCAGAAACATGGCGGGGTGGTGCGACGCAAACCCTACCAAGCGAAAGACACGCGGAGGGATTAAGCGTTTCATCACCGCTTGGCTTGCCAGAGAGCAGGATAAGGTCGGCAAGGCACCGCAGAATAATCTGTTTGTCTACGACTACGGGAGCATGGAGGGCAGCTTATGAACACGGACGCGATTATTTCCGCCATTGCCAGCAGAGCCTATGTCGGCGAGGAAATGGGAGATTACAGGAAAGATGGCTTGCGTTATTGCGGCCACTGCGACACCCCGAAGCAATGCAGAATCGTTGTTGGCGGGAAGAACATCGTTGTAGGCTGCCAATGCGCGTGCAGGGCACGGAAGTACGAAGCGGACAAAAAGGCGCGGCAAGATCAGGAGCACAGGCTGTACGTTGAATCGCTGCGAACAGATGGCATCAGAGATAAAGCACTGGCCGGGTGCCGGTTTGACGGGTCTGATATGACGGAGGAGCTGACGCGGTGCAAACGGTATGCGGATCGGTTTGACGACATGGTTAAGAGCAATAGCGGTTTGCTGTTGTGGGGCAATACGGGGAACGGTAAAACGTATGCCGCTGCGTGTATCGCAAACCAGTTGATCGACAGGGGTATACCGGCGATGATAACCAGTTTCCCGCGAATCCTGAATTCAGGCTATGACAAGCAGGAGATCGCGGAAAAGATGCGGTATTATCCTCTGCTGGTGATAGACGATCTGGGAGCGGAGCGTGGCAGTGATTACGCGCTGGAAACCGTGTACATGGTTATCGACGAGAGATACAAGGCCAAAAAGCCCCTGATCGTGACCACGAACTTGACGCTGGACGAAATCTGCAAACCCAAAAATATGGCATACCAACGCATTTACGACCGCGTGCTGGAAATGTGCGTCCCGGTATCGTTCCGGGGAACAAGCCGCAGACGTGAGAAAGCAAAAGACCAGCTGAGCGCGATCCGCGCGATACTGGATGGTGAGGGATGAACGAAGGAGCATGGGAGATCGCATCCGGCAGGCTGTGCACCGACTGTGTGCGGGCTATGTGGCTGGAGTACATATTTGCCCCCGACCCGTATATCTGGGCACCCGGAACCTGCGACCGCTGCGGCGAGCAGAAAAAGCAGACCGCAAGGCTGCGGTACACGATGAACAAACGAGGATTGGAGAAAAGAGGGAAACTGAATGGGCCTGATGAGTGACGATCTGGCGCGGCTGTCCCCTGCGGCGCAGAAGCAGGTCATGGAGAAGATGCGGAAACCAAGCAAGTACAAGGCGCAGAAGACCAAGCGCGGTAAGCTGACCTTCGACAGCAAAAAGGAGGCGGAGCGCTACGACGCGCTGATGCTGCTGCAAAAGACCGGGGAGATACGGGGGCTGAAATTGCAGGTGCGGTACTGCTTGCAAGAGGCGTATACGACGTTTGAGGGCGAACGGGTTAAAAGTATCGACTACATCGCAGACTTCGTGTACGAGCGCAGAACGGCTCCCGACAGCTACGGACAGCGGTACTGGCTGCCGGTGGTGGAGGACGTGAAGGGGATGCGTACACGGGAGTATGCTATGAAAGCAAAGATGTTCCGCAGTAGGTACGGGTTTGCCATACGGGAGGTATGAAGCGTGAAACAACAAATCGCATTGAACGTAGACTGCATGGAGTATATGCGGACGCTACCGGATAAGGCGTTTGACCTTGCTATCGTAGACCCGCCGTATTTCACCGGCCCAGAACGCAGAGGGTATTACGGCTGCAAGGTCAGCCCCATCGGTGTACACCGGGACTATCCCATATCACCGAAGTGAGACGTGCCAAGCATCGACTACTTTTCCGAGTTGGTGCGCGTGGCTAAAAAATATATCGTATGGGGATGCAATTACTTTGATGTTGTTTTCCCTCCAGGCCGCATCGTTTGGGATAAATGTAACGAAAAAAGTTCTTTTTCGGACTGCGAGATCGCGGCAACAAACTGCCATGACAGCGTTCGCATATTCCGCTATATGTGGAATGGGATGTTTCAAGGGAAAAGCATCACGGATGGCACAACGCAGCAGGGCAACAAGGCGCTGAACGAAAAGAGGATTCATCCTACGCAGAAACCTGTGGCGCTGTATGAGTGGCTACTGATGAAGTACGCCAAAAAAGGTTGGCGCATACTGGATACACACTTGGGCAGTGGGAGCAGCAGGATAGCGGCCTACAACCTCGGCTTTGAGTTCGTTGGGTGCGAGATCGACCGGGAATACTACGAAAAGCAGGAGGAACGATTTGCCGCCCACACGGCGCAGGAAAGGTTGTGGTGAAATATGGCGAAGCAGCATGTGAGCCGGGACGACCGGATCTTTATGGACGGCAAGCGCAGAGGCACGCAGGAGAACATGGACATGGTGGCGATGGTGCTGATCGACAAATGCGGCTGGCACGTCCAGGAGGAGACAGCGGACAGCCGGGACACGCAGAGCATTGCGTATCTGTATGAGTGCCTGGAAAAGCTGGCGGAGGAGATCAACGAAGGCCGCATCAAGCGCAAGCACATCAAGGACGTGCTGAAGGACGAGTGCGGCGTGGTGTTTGGGGATTAGGAGGTGATTTAGGTGAAACATTTAGGCGATATTACGAAAATAAATGGGGCGGAGATTGAACCCGTTTGGTGTATTACAGGTGGTTCACCTTGTTAGACAGGATCTATCCATCGCCGGAAAACGCGCCGGACTGGCAGGTGCGCGAAGCGGCCTGTTTATGGAACAGGTACGCATCGTAAAAGAAATGAGGGAGGCGGACAAAAGGAATGGACGGACAGGTGACATGGTCAGACCTCGGTATCTCGTGTGGGAAAACGTGGTCGGAGCCTTTAGCAGCAACAAAGGAAAAGACTTCGCAGCCGTGCTCGAAGAAATCATCAAAATCGTCGAGCCGGAAGCCCCCAGTATTGAAGTGCCTGAAAAGGGCTGGCCTACCTGGGGAGGGTACCACGATGAAATGGGAGGACGATGGAGCGTGGTGTGGCGAACTCACGACGCACAATACTGGGGAGTGCCCCAACGCCGTCGTCGTATTTCGGTTGTCGCAGATTTTGGAGGAGACACCGCATCCGAAATACAATTTGACCCCAAAAGCGTGTCAGGGGATATTGCGGAGAGCAGAGAGGCGGGGGAAGGATCTGCCGAAGCTGCTGAAGCAGGTGCTTCTTATGCAGTCCGCATCAGGGGGGGGCTGTGACGGAGGAGGAAAAGGCGCGTTAGTGCAGACGGAAAAAAGCGGAACGCTGGGCACGGGTAACGATCAGACAATTTTCCAAAGTTGTATAACTTCGTGGGATTGCCAAAGTAAGCGCATTTTTGACATAAACGGAAAATCTCCCACACTGCAAGGCGGTGTTGGCGGTGGTGTGAACAATCCTGCCATATTTGCGGCTATCCCCATCAACGACAAAGCCACCAGATGGCAGGGAGGCGGAGAGAGCCGCAATCATGATGGCAGCGGAAACGGTCTTGGCATCGGGAAAGAGGGAGACCCGTCCCCCACACTAACCGCCGGCGACCGCCACGGGGTAATGTGCATGACACCTTGGGACGCACAAAGCCAGCGCGTATACGATGGTAACGGCGTTTCACCTACGCTCAGTTCCCGTGAAAACAGTGGTCTGAACCGCGAAGCCGTACTGTGTGCCGGTTTTAAGGCCGGACAGGGCGCACAGGCGGGCGGCATCGGGTACGGCGAGGAAGTGGCACCCACGCTGGCGGCGGCACCCAGCGGGACGAACCAAACCCCGGCAGTGGTGGCGCTGGACATGACACACGCCTGTGACGTCATCCGCGAGTGCGGAGAGCAGGTACCGGCGTTGCAGGCTCGAATGGGGACGGGCGGAAACCAAGTGCCGCTGACGTACCAAGATGTGACGGGAACGCTTTCCCCCGGCGCTCATGCAGGGAGCTACAACGGGCAGGACGCATACAACAATATGTTGGTGTGCGGGGCATCCCCGGATGTGGCGCACGCGCTGCGGGCAAAGGCGAACTGCGCTTATCGGGAGGACGCGGAGACATACCCAGTGCAGAACATGGTGGTGCGCCGCCTGACCCCGATGGAATGCGAACGGCTACAAGGATTCCCTGACGGATGGACAGATATTGGAGATTGGGTTAAAACAGATAAACGCGGGCGTGAAATAAAAGTGAAAGGAAATGCGGACAGCCCACGGTACAAGGCACTGGGCAACTCCATCGCGCTTCCATTCTGGGACTGGATGCTGCGGCGCATGGCGCGGTATCTGCCGGAGGGGGCGACGCTGGGGAGCTTATTTGATGGCATCGGAGGTTTCCCGCTGATTTGGGAACGGATACACGGCAAAGGCACGGCCCGGTGGGCAAGCGAGATCGAGCCGTTCCCCGTCGCGGTGACAAAGAAACATTTTCCAGAGGAGGAATGACATGACAAGAGACGAGATTGTGCTCGCGCTGCGGTGCTGTGCTGAGGGAGAGTGTCATGGTTGCACAATCTACAATGATAAGCAGAGTTGCCAAGAACGAGTGTTGGGTGCCGCCGCTGACCTGATCGAGAACCAGCAGCGGCACATCGAGGCACTGATGCAGGCCAACGACAGCCTGAAGGACGCCATTGCGCGGCGGGATAAGCAGTTAGAGGACATGAATCAGGGTATGGCACAGCTGGCGAAGGCTGTGGCGGTGAAGGAGGAAAATTCCGTCGAGGACACCGGACTGACGGCGGAGGAAGTGTCTACGCTGGTTAAAGACTGGAACGACCTTTGCACTATCGTCGGAGAGTGCGGCGGTATTACCCGAGTAAAGGCGCTGGCCGAGGCCGACAAGGACGGGCGGCTGGTGGTGCTGCCGTGCAAGGTGGGCGAAACGCTATGGGTGGCAAGAAATCCGTGGACGGGTGAATTGCTGAAAAAACCATTAGATGCCTACGTCAATGGCAAGAAGATGTATTCCCACGGGTTATATGTGAATTTGCTTTTCGATACCCGCAAAATCAACGGGACGAGGGATTACGAGATTAACCATATTGGCAAGACCGTATTTCTCACCCGCGAGGAGGCGGAGAAAGCATTGGAGGCGATGGTTGATGGTTAAAGTGTTGTGTGATATGTGTGGGCGCGAGATCGACTACGAGGTTGACGGCGTGAATCTGGATTTCAACCACTATGGCGTTGTGAATTTTAAGACACCATTTTCTGCGGAGAAACAACTGTGCCTTTCCTGCGCGGCCAGAGTCTGCAACTTTGTGGAGAACTCCGCGAAGATGGACGGAGGTGACAACGATGCGACTGATTGATGCAGACAACGCCCTGAAAGCGTTTGCTGCTGAATATAGGAAGACAAAAGAATTGATTGATTCGGGCGAATCGCATCTTGACAATCTTGCCGAAGGGTTCACGGAAGCAGCGCACATTGTCAAGTATATTGCCACAACCGTTGACGCGGTGCCGGTGGTGCGGTGCAAGGACTGCACGCACTTCAAGCACTACGGAAAGACGTCGCTACTCATAGATGGAGAGCACATCAAGGATGGGTGGTGTTATAGACGGGTGCGGTACAACGAGGAGTACAGGATGCCGCCGAACGGTTTCTGCTTCTACGGTGAGAGAAAGGAGGTGGCGGACAATGGGTTGTGGATGCCTATTCGTGAAAGCGAAATGACCGGATGGGACCCCGCAGTTGCAGGACGAGACCCGATTGGCGGATATATCTGCTCTGTCTGCAAAGAGGAAGCCGTTTATGACTGCAACGACGAGTTTGTTCTGTCGAAATACTGCCCCAACTGCGGTGCGAAGATGGACGGAGGTGACACCGATGAGGCTGATTGATGGGGAAGAATTAGAGCGCTTGTTTAACGAGCAAATTGAACGAGGCGCAACAGATGCGTTTGATGCATTTGATGATGCTTTGCAAGACACACCAACCGTAGACGCCGTGGTCGTGGTGCGGTGTAAGGACTGCAAGCACTACGACATGGGTGTCTGCCTGAAAATCTACTCGGACGGCAACGTACACTCAGCGGCTTGGCAGAGCCGCAGGCCGGAGGACTTCTGTTCCTACGGCGAGAGAAAGGACAAGGCAGATGCAGAAGGGTGACACGATCCGGGCGCGGTTTATGACGCTGCCAGACTTATTCCCCGGTAAGGGGTGCGAAGAAAAGAAATTCCCTATACGCAAGGGCACGGTGGTGTATGTGCATCCGAAGGGGCGGTACATCGTGGCGGAGTGCGGCGGCGTGCGGGAGACATTCTTCCCGGAGGAGGTGCTGACATGAGCGAATTCCCGGAACGGCTGAGAAAGCTGCGGGAGAGAAAGAGACTGAAGCGGTATGTGCTGTCGGAGCGCTGCGGGCTGAACTCTGACGCCATACGCCGGTATGAGCTGGGCACAGCGAAGCCGACGATGGATGCGCTGAAAAGCATAGCGGATGAATTCGGCGTGTCGGTGGACTATCTGATGGGCAGGACGGACTATCCTTGCGTGGTAGATATTGCCGAAAAATAATTTTGAAAATTCCACTTAAAAGTGGAAAAATCGAAAAAACGCACTTTATCATGGGAGATGCAGGGACAAACTCTGCATCTCCCTCCTTTTTTCTTTCCCCCCTTCTTTTCCTAATGGGCGGGGCTTCGGCTCCGCCCGGAGGGAACAATATGCAGACGTAGCTCAGTCGGTAGAGCACGCAGCGTTCCCGGCGCTGATTCCCGGCGTTGGTTCGAGTCCAACCGTCTGCACCAATTCAACGTGGACACCGCGAGTAACAAGCGTTTTAGCGGGATAGCCGTTTGGGTGATGCGAAGTCCTGAAGTAAGCCCCTCAAGCCTCGATGTTGTAATTGCGCCTGTGATCTGCTGGCAAAAGCGAGGCACGGAAAAGATCTGGCGGCTCGGAAAGACGAGCACCTCAGGCGATGCGCTGGCAGACCGCTATATGGGATGCGTCTCAAATAGTCTGCTTACCAAAAACAGGACTTCCCGCACCTCTTGGCAATGTGTACCAGGGAAGACATGAAATACAGGTGAGGCGAAAGCCGGGTACAGACGTGCCAATGACAAAGGCCAGTGGTGGGAGGCCGGTGCGTCAGGCAAAGTGAGGTGGTGACAGTGGCTGCAAGGTTGACAGACCGGCAGAAAAAGAAAATACTGGCGGACTATGTGCAGACGAACAACTATTGCGCCACGGCAAAAATCAACGGCGTGTCCGCAACGACCGTCAAGAACCTTGTACGGGCGAATGCCGACATTGTGGAAAAGTGTGAGAAAAAAAAGGAAGAGAACACGGTGGACGTGCTGGCGTACATGGATAAGCACACGGAACTTGTGTGTTCGTTTATCGGCAAGGGGCTTGAAATGCTCAACGACCCCGAAAAACTGGCTGCTGCGAACCTCAGCCAGATTACAACGGCGATGGGGACGCTGATTGACAAGTGGGCGATGATCGGCGGCAGTCCCGGCGACACGGCGAAGGAAGATGCGCTCAGTTATAGCTTAAAGGAAATGGCAAAGGAGCTTGAGAGCGATGATTAGCCCAAAGCAAGCAAAAATTCTTGCTTTTCCCTATTCCAAGTATGACGCACTGATTTGCGACGGCGCTGTGCGTTCCGGCAAGACCTCTATTATGATGTGGGCGTTTGTCCGCTGGGCAATGGAAAATTTCAGCGGTCAGCGCTTCGGCGTGTGTGGCCGAACGGTGGACAGCTGCACCAAGAACATCATCGTGCCGTTTACCGCGATGAGCCTCGCAAAGGAGCGCTATATTATCCGCTGGCGGCGCGGCGACAAGGTGATGGAAGTGCGGCGCGGCGCTGTGACGAATTACTTTGAAGTGTTCGGCGGCAAGGACGAGGCAAGCTACACGCTGATTCAAGGCCGCACGCTGGCGGGTGTGCTGCTGGACGAAGTGGTGCTGATGCCGCGCTCGTTTGTGGAACAGGCGCTTGCACGTTGCTCTGTGGACGGGGCAAAGCTGTGGTTCTCCTGTAACCCCGGCAGTCCGCATCATTGGTTTTATCAGGAGTGGATTAAGCGACACCGAGAACGGAACACGCTGTATCTGCACTTCGAGATGACCGACAACCCCGGTTTGAGTGCAAGAACGCTTGAGCGCTACACGAATATGTATGCCGGCATCTTTTATGACCGATATGTGCGCGGCCTTTGGGTAGCGGCGGAGGGCGTTGTCTACAAGGATTTTGCAAACAACACCGAAAAGTATTTGATTGACGATCCTCTGAAATGGGTGGAAGAACAGGAAACGAAATTCTCTGTTATTTCCATTGGCGTTGACTTCGGCGGGACAAAGTCCGCAACGAAATTTCAGGCGACCGGAATTACAAAAGATTATCGTGTGGTCGCGCTGGAAGAAGAGTACATCAAAACCGAAGAGATTGACCCTGACGCATTGAATAGGCGCTTTGCTACGTTTACTCAAATGGTTACGGCAAAGTACGGATATAGCCAGACGCGGGCAGACAGCGCGGAAACGGTGCTGATTCGCGGGTTAGATCATACCGCGCAGAAAATGCACCTCGGGACGCAGGTAAAGAACGCAATGAAACTGCAAATCACAGATAGAATCAGGCTCGTGGTGCTGCTGATGAAGCAGGGGCGTTTTAAGGTTTCGCGCAACTGCCCCCATCTGATCGATGCACTGCAAACCGCGATTTATGATCCTGATAAGTTTGAGGACGAGCGCCTTGACGATGGGACGTCCGATATTGATAGTTTGGACGCATTTGAGTACAGCATTGAACCTTATTACAAAGACCTGGAACGTGCCGGTCACATGATGGGACGGTGAAAGAGTGAATATTCGCAGAGCATTAAAGGATCTTGGGTTTGATACGGTTGGCAGCAAATTCTATTCGTTGATCGATGTATGGAAATCATGGTATGACGGCGATGTAAAAGACTTCCACAGTTATACGGTGTGGAATGGTATCGAAGAACTGGAATGCCACAGATATTCCGTCAACATGGGCAAGAAAGTCTGCGAGGACTGGGCGAACCTGCTGATGAATGAGCGCGTAAATATCACGCTTGAGGGCAAGAAGGAGCAGAAATTTGTAGATGCGATTCTTGCTGATAATAATTGGAAAGTCAAATCCAATGAATTGCAGGAGCGGAAATCCGCTGTTGGGACAGTTGCTTATGTCCCAATCATGGAGGATATGAGCGTTGACCCTGATACAGCAGAGATCGACAACCCCGGAAGAATTCATATCAACTATGTAACCGCTGCAAATATTTACCCGCTGACGTGGGACAATGGCATTATTCGTGAGTGCGCTTTCGCGTGGACAAAACGAGTTGATGATACGGAATACACCTACATTCAGGTGCATCGGCTGAGCGGCAGCGAATACGACATTGAAAATCACCTGTATGATGCGGAGGAAGTTCCATTAACCAGCGTGAGAGGATTTGAAGCAATCCCCCCTATTGTCCACACAGGAAGCGCCAATCCGCAGTTTGTTATTGACCGTCTGAACATTGCGAACTCTGATGAAGATAACCCTATGGGCGTTGCAGTGTTTGCTTCCGCCATCGACCAGCTCAAAAGCGTTGATATTACATACGATAGTTATGTGAATGAATTTGTGCTGGGGAAAAAGCGCATCGTGGTACAGCCGGAGGCAACCAAAGACATCAACGGTAGGCCAGTCTTTGATAAGCGCGAAACGGTTTACTACGTTCTCCCGGAAGATCGCGCATCTGATGGAAACATTTTGCAGCAGGTCGATATGACGCTGCGCACAGCAGAGTTTAACACCGGTATGCAAGATATGCTCAACGTATTGTCGAGCAAATGCGGCTTTGGCGAGAATCATTACAAATTCGATCAGACAAGCATTGCCACGGCTACACAGGTCATCAGCGAGAATAGCACCATGTTCCGCACGATCAAGAAGCATGAAATTTTGCTCGAGCAAGCGATCACGGAGCTGTGTCGCATCCTACTTCGCTTGGGCAATCGCTACATGGATGCCGGACTTGATGAGGAAGTCGAAATCTCCATTGACTTTGATGATAGCATCATCGAGGACAAACAGACGGACTTTTCCCGCGATATGCAGCTTTTGCAGGCGGGCATCATGAACGATTGGGAGTTCCGCATGAAGTGGATGAACGAGGACGAGGCAACCGCAAAGGCGGCGCTGCCGAAAATGCAGGATATGAACACGGAGCAGCAACAGGAGGTAGAGTAATGGGCGGTAGAGGTGGAGCTGGCGGCGGCATTGGAGCAAAAAGCGCGTATGAAACAAAACTCAGAGAAAACTTCAAAGTTACGGATTACGGCGGTAAAACGATTGCGAAAGTTGGCAGTAGCTACGGTATCTATGATTTTAGCCATAAACCAAAGTCAGGAAAAGATAGCGATTATTTAGTCAACACCGCAAAAACGGCAAAAGCGGCACGAGATATTATTGATAAGTGGAATGCCGCAAAGCGAAAAAAAAAGAAATAACATCGTGTTCAGCGTTGTGAAAGTAAAAGTTTATGATTAACTTTGAAAATCTTGACAAGTTCACATTTCCCGGCGTTGGCAAGTACGACATTCCGCAGATTGAGCCGGTCAAGGCGTATCCGCAGGGAGAGTTTGTCCCCGTCAATTACCACTACACGGCGAAAGACCCGGCAAGCAAGATCGTGCATTTCTTTGTGGACGATTATCAATTCATCCGATACTGGAACACGCCGGACAAATACATTCCGAAGCTGTCGCAGTTTGCGGCGGTGTGTGCGCCGGACTTCTCCACTTACACAGATATGCCGCTTTCAATGCAGATATACAACCATTATCGCAAGCACTGGCTGGCTGCATATTGGCAGCTACACGGCATGACAGTATACCCCTCTATTTCTTGGAGCGACGAGGATAGTTACGATTGGTGCTTTGATGGTGAGCCTGTCGGCGGGATAGTTTCCGTTAGTTCGGTAGGCACACAGCAGAACAAGGAAAGCAAGCGTCTTTTTCTGCGCGGCTACGAGGAAATGATGAAGCGGCTATCGCCGGAATGGGTGATATTCTATGGCAAAGTGCCGGAGGAATGCGACTGGAATGTGATCCGTGTAAACCCGCACTATGACGAAATTGTGAAACGGAGGAAAGCAAATGAAATATCCGTTTCAGCCGGAAATCCTTGATGCGCTGCCGGAAGAACTGGCAGAGCTGTACCGTGGGCTTGAGGACGCACTTCTGATGGAGATATGTTCCCGGCTGAAGCTGCGGGACGAGCTGAACGAGGTCACGGTGCAGGACATCAAGGCGTTGCGGTCACACGGCATCGATCTGAAAGAGATTGAGAAAGCCATACGCAAAACTTTAGGTATCAGCGAAACAAAGTTGAATAAGCTGCTTGACGATGTTGTGGAGCGCAACCAGAAGTATTACACCGAGCTGATTGACCTTGCGCACATCACGCAGCCGGAAACGTTGGTAAGCGTAGAAGATACTTGGGCAATATACGAGCAGACGAAGCAAACACTGCGCAACATAACGCGGTCAATGGGATTTTTAGTGAACGCTGGCCGCACAATGCTACCTCCTGCAAAGGCGTACCAATGGGCTTTAGATGCCGCTACGTTGAAAGTAGAAAGCGGGGCTATTTCTTATGAGCAAGCCATCAAAGACGCCGTTAGGGAGCTTGCAAGTGGCGGCCTGCGGGTGGTGGACTATGAGAGCGGACACCGTGACCATGTAGACGTAGCTGCCCGCCGTGCAGTAATGACAAGCGTATCACAGTTGTGCAGCAAGTACACGGAGCAAGCGGCGAAATACCTGGAAACGCCGTATTATGAAGTGTCTGCCCACGCCGGGGCACGTGATGTACCAGGGCGGTCGCCGTGGTCATCGCACAAGGAGTGGCAGGGCAAAGTGTACTCCACCTGCAGCGGCGACATCTACCCGAACATCTACGAGGTTTGCGGTCTGGGTGCGGTGGATGGGCTGGAAGGAGCCAACTGCCGCCACCGCCGCAACGTTTGGGTTGAGGGCGTAAGCGAACGCACCTACACAGACGAACAGCTTGCCCACATTGACGATGGGCTGGGCTGTACGTTTGAGGGCAAGACCTATACGGCATACGAAGCCACGCAGGAGCAGCGCAAGGTAGAGCGCACCATACGTAAGCTCAAGCGTAAGAAAACAGCGTACAACGCAGCAGGGCTGACAGACGAAGAACAGGCAGTGAATATCAAACTGCGCCGCCTGAATGCAAAGTACAAGGCGTTCAGCAAGGCGGCGGGGCTGCCGGAGCAGCGAGAGAGAATGAAGGTGCTGTATTGAACTGGGAAGAAGTCAAAAAGGAAATTGATGCAATTTTGAAGCGCGGAAACGATGTGGAAATTCGCCGAAAGGGTGGCGGGTACATCGTTTTAGAAGTTAAGAAAACAATCAAATACAGCACTTCCGCGCAATAGGGCGCGGGAAAGGGCAATAGGAGCCAATTACTGAGAGTTTCTCGGTGGTTGGCTCTTTTATTTTCGGTAAAACCCGCGAGGTATAGCGGTTTTTATACAACGTTCGCCCCCGAAGAATTGGGGCCAAAGAAAAGGAGAACGAATAACATGGCGAAATTTACAAGAGCGGAAATCAGGAATATTCTCGGCGAAGCTTGCACCGAAGAGATCGAAAATCGTTTGGTTGCTCTGCATCTGGGCGTGGTTGACCCCCTCAAGGACGATCTCACGAAGTACAAGGCGGACGCGGAGAAGCTGCCCGGCATCCAGAAGGAATTGGACGGCCTCAAGGCAGCAGGCGATGGCGGTTATAAAGAGAAGTACGAGAAGGAGCACTCGGCCTTTGAAACCTTTAAGACCGACATCACGGCAAAGGAAAGCAAGGCGGCGAAGGAAAAGGCCGTGCGTGCTTACTTTGAGAGCAAAAACATTACCGGAGCGAATCTCGACCTTGCTATGCGTGGCTGCGGCGAAGAAATGGCCGCATTGGAGCTGGATGGCGAGAAGATCAAGGACACCAAGTCTCTTGATGCACTTGTAGACGGCACTTACAAGGGGCTTGTCTCCAAGCAGACTGTTCGCGTCGACACTGGTGCACGCTTTAACGGTGGCGGGAAGCCGATGACAAAGGACGAGATTATGCAAATCACTGACAGAGCGGAGCGGCGCGCTGCAATCGCCGCAAATATGGATTTGTTTAGAAAGGAAGAATAAAAATGGCTGCTGATCCTAAGCTCATTAAGAAAGCTGACCTCGCGCGTGTGCGCGAAATTGAATTTACCGAAATGTTCGGCTATTCCATCAAGAAGCTGATGGAGGCTCTGGGCGTTACCCGAAAGATTTCCAAGCAGGCGGGCACTGTGCTCAAGAGCTACAAGGCCACTGGCACGCTGGAAAGTGGCGCTGTTGCTGAAGGTGAAACCATTCCCCTGAGCAAGTATAAGACCGAAGCCGTGAACTACAAGGAAATCACGCTCAAGAAGTGGCGCAAGGCCACCTCTGCCGAAGCAATCACCGATCGCGGCTACGATCAGGCGGTGGAGATGACCACCGACGAAATGCTCAAGGACGTTCAGAAAGGTATCCGCAAAGACTTTTTCGCCTTCCTCGCAACCGGAACGGGCACGGCGTCCGGCGCGACCTTCCAGGCGACCTTGGCTCAGGCATGGGGCCAGCTTCAGGTGCTGTTCGAGGATGATGAAATCGGCGCGGTGTATTTCCTGAACCCGCTGGACGTTGCTGACTATCTCGCAAGCGCGAACATCACCTTGCAGACCGCATTCGGCATGACCTACGTTGAGAATTTTCTCGGCCTTGGCACCGTGATTCTCAATTCCAGCGTCCCCAAGGGCAAGATTTACGCCACCGCCAAGGACAACATTGTCCTGTACTACATTCCCGTGAACGGCGCTGATCTTGGCGAGGTGTTCGATTTCACCACCGATGCCACCGGCTATATCGGTATCCATGAGGAGCCCGATTACACCAACATGACCGCATCTGACACCGTTATCAACGGCATGGCTCTTTTCGCTGAGCGTATCGACGGCGTGGTGGTCGGCTCTATCACCCCGGCGGTGGGGGGCTAACTGAACTGCTGAATGAGCCTGACCCTGACACCCCGACTTTCTCCGACATGACAAAAGCTGAAATGCTTGCGTATGCCGATGAAAACGGGGTGGAAGGGGTCAGCAGTTCGATGAAAAAGGCTGAAATACTCGCAGTTTTGGAAGGAGGGCGCTGATGACTTACGCAGATTTTGAATACTACTCCGGAACCTATTTGGGCACCGTGAGCGAAGGAGATTTTCCGCGTCTGGCTGTCCGGGCCAGCTCCTTCCTCGATTACTACACGCAGAACCGGGCAAAAGATAACGCTGATATGGACGCTGTAAAGATGTGCTGCTGCGCGCTTGTGGACAAGTATCAGCTGATCGAAGCCGCACAACAGCTTGCCGCAACCAAACTGACAAGTGCGGCGACCGGCGATGACGTGAAAAGCGAAACGGTAGGCGGGTACTCCCGGACGCTTGCCAGCGGCGGTGAATCTGCTGCGTCCGCACTAAGCGCTACGGACGGCGCGAAGAAACTGCTGGCGGCGACCTGTAACGAGTATCTGGCGCATACCGGACTTTTGTATCGGGGAGGGGGGTGCTGTGGTTGTACGCGCCCCACACTATAACGGTCTACAACGCCGTGCAGGAGATTAACCCGGCGACCTTTGAGGAAATCACAAAGCTGTATGTGACCATCCTGCGCGGTGTTATGCTGCAAGCCAGCAAGGCGGTAAACGTCCGAGAAAGCGGACTTGAGAGCGCGGACGCGGTAAACCTGTACATTCCGTTTTCCGTGAAAGCGGTGGATGGGACGACAGGCAAGGCCAAAACTTACGCGCCCCCGCAGGCGTTTCTTGCGGCGGCGGACAAGTCTGAGCTGTGGACGTTGTCGGTCAACGGTAACGGCGGGCTGACGTTCTTTGTGAAAGGCGAGTTTGTCACAGACAAAGAGGACGTTGCTATGGCACAGGACGGCTGCTACAACGTGACCAAAGTGGACGAGAAAGATTTTGGCAGCGTGGATATGCGGCATTGGGAAGTCGGAGGGGCATAAGATGTCGCTCAAGTTCTCTGTTGACGTGTCCGGCATGGACGAGGTAAAACGGCAGCTTGCAAGGGCCTGTGACCGCGCTGAAAGCGTTTTAGCGCAACAGGTGATGAAAGATACCATCCCCTTTGTGCCTGCGCTTACAGGCTCTCTGACGCAGAGAACACGGGTGGTTGGAAACGAGGTCATTTATCCAGGCCCATACGCCCGCTTTCTGTACTACGGTAAGGCAATGGTAGACCCGGCGACCGGCAGCACATACGCCCCAAAGGGCGGGCACAAGGTGGTTACAGACCGAAATCTTGTATTTAACACAACAATGCATCCGCAGGCACAGGCACATTGGTTTGATGCTTCCAAAGCGCAGAACATGGAGAAGTGGGTGCGGGTGGCAGATAAGGCGGTGAAGAAATTTGGAAAAGATTAAAAAGGCCGTGCCAGCGGCGGAAGAGGATCAGGTATCGCGCAAGCTGCTTGTGTGGCTGAACACATACCCGGAGCTGCCAGTTGACCTTATCCGCTTTGAGTTTCTTCCTGCCGACACTTCCGCTATGGCGATGTCGACCATTCAGGCGGCTTACATCGTGCGGAAGTATATTACCGGCGGCTATGTGGCGGAGTATCAGTTCAAAATAATCTACCGAGTAAAGCCGGGGAACAGCAACGACAAACGGCTCAAGGCTGACGAGCTGTTAAACGCTATCGGAGATTGGGCAAATGGTCAGAAGCCCGACATTGGCGATGACAAGCGCGTTATCAGCATGGAGCCGACCACGCGATCTTCCCTGTTTGCCATGTATGAAAACGGGGACGAAGATCACCAAATCTTTATGAAACTGAATTACGAGGTGAATGTATAATGGCAGATTTGGAATTCAACACAACCGTAGGCCAGACCATTGACCGCGAACTGCTTATTGCGTACCTGAACACCGGCACCACATCCGCGCCCGTGTGGAGCGCTATCGGTAAGCGCGTCGAGGACAGCAGCGAGGAAATGGACTGGAGCACCGACACCAAGCAGGACATTTTGGGGCACACCTTTACGACCATGAAAAAGCCCACCATCACGCAGACTTTTGATCCCATCCCCTTGGATGCGGGCGATGCTGCGGCGGTGAAGATGTGGAACCTGGCAGTAAAAGACCAGGATGCCCAGGCGCTGGCAAATCAGGACATGATGATCGGCCACTTCTACGCCACCAGCGGCGAGGCGATGTTTGCGGAGCGCTACGACGCTTGCGCTATTGCCATCACCGGCATCGGCGGCGAGGGCGGCGGCACCCTGAATATCACCAGTGAGATCACCTATGGCGGCACCCGCACTGTGGGCACTGTGAAGAAGGGCAGCAGCGGCGATATTGAGTTTACTGCGGCCTAAATAAAGGGGCGGGCAACCGCCCCTGTTTTGGAGGGAACACATGAAGGAATTGACAATCACCACTGGCGTACAGGAATACAACCTGAATGACAAATGCACGGTGTATTTTAATCCCAGCGATCCGGCGTTTGCTGACAAGCTTTACACAGCGTTTGACGCGCTGAAAAGGAAGCAGGATGCGCGGGACGATAACGTAGAAAAAATGAGCGCCCGCGAAATGTTTGACTGGCTCCGAAATATGGACGCCGAAATGCGCGAGACTATTGACGGGGTGTTTGAGCAGCCGGTGTGTGAGCCGCTGTTTGGCAACGTGAGCGTTTACGCTATCGCGGACGGTGCGCCGCTGTGGATGAACCTTATGGTTGCCATCATGGACGAGCTGGACGAGGGGATTAAGCGGGAAAAAGCTTTTCACAGTGAGAAGCTTGCAAAGTATACGGCCAAGTACCACAGATGATGTACGACCTTCCGACGAGCCTTGAGGTGTGTGGAACGGGATACCCAATAGAAACGGACTTTCGCGTGATACTGGACATATTCTCGGTGCTGTCTGCTGTTGAACTAACGAGCGAAGAAAAGTGCATCGGCGTGTTGGGAATGTTTTACCCCGGTTTTTTCACTATGCCTTGGGAGCACACGGAAGAAGCGATAAAACAGTGCTTTTGGTTTATCAACGGCGGGAATGAGGAAGCGCAAAAAAAATCAACAAAGTTGATGGACTGGGAACAGGACTTTCGCCTGCTCATCGCCCCAATCAACCGCATAGCGGGGCAGGAAGTGCGGGCACTGCCGTATCTGCACTGGTGGACGTTCCTTTCGTACTACGGTGAAATCGGCGATTGCTACTTCGCGCAGATCGTGCGTATACGCGATCTGAAAGCAAAAGGCAAGCTGAAAGACAAAGCCGACAAAGAGTTTTACCGCAGAAACCGTGACGCTATCGACATTAAGCGCCGGTACTCGGAAGCGGAGGAAGAAATCATTAAGGGCTGGACGTAAAAAAGCCGCCCCGGAGGGCGGCTGCGCGAATGTCAGTGATTTGCAATAAATGTAATGTCGTTGGCAGACCAAAAATCAGGTGTAAACCTGATTTCGAGTGTTTTCCAATCGGCGGGGACTTCGTAGCCTATTACGCCGGACATTTTTTTCCCTGATGCAACAGTACCGTCCAGCTGACCTTTGTCTGCGGCCAACGTTCCTGTCATGCTCATGTTTGTGGAGTAGTCATCGACATACGCTTCAAAAGACATTATAGAGCTTATGGAAATATCTTTGCTGGATTTGTTCTCAATGGAAAATTCGCAAAATAGAAACACATTTCCGCTGTCTGGCGTGTAAAACCCTTCTCCGGTTGATTGGGTGCAGGACACAAAAGTGACCTCAATGTCTTTAAGGGAGACAACGTCACCAACTGCAAATTCCGTTTTCTGCGGAGCAGTTGATCCGTTTCCGCCTTTTGCGTCTGTATCCCCCACCTTTTCTGGGGAACTCCCGCCAAGCGCAGTACCAATAATGCCGATAGCAATAAACACAGTTATAACGATCAGCACAACCGGCTTTTTCTGTTTGGCTCCACAAGCGGGACAGACTTTCGCGGATTTTGCAATATCTGTGCCACAGGTCTTACACTTAGTCATTTTATCCATTTTCTTCCACCCTCCAAGAAGTTTTTTGTGGTTTGTTTATAGTACCACATAAATACCATAAAAGCAAGTAGGTGATTGTATGGCAAACGCGGACGGCTCCGTTATCATCAAGGCCGACATTGACGATAAGCAGGCGCAGAAAGAACTTAATGCGCTGGAAAAGAAAATAGAAGCGCTGCAGGAAAAGCTTACCAACAAGAAATCCGCGCGAGATACTTTGTTTAATCAGGCCAACAATTTGGGCGCACAGCTTGACGAAGCAAAGGCAAAACTGGCGCAGATGAAGGGCGGCGGCAAGTTCTTCACCAGTGATGCTATTAAGCAGCAGGAGGCCGCTGTAGCGTCTATGGAAAAAGAATGGAACGCCATGAATGACAAGTTGGACAAGCAGAACGCCGCTATCCGCGAGGGCGAAGCGGAGCTTGACCGAATGAAAGCAAAGGCCGGTGAGTTAGGTAAGCAGCTGGGCAATACCGGCAAGAACGCAGGAAAGATACAAGAAGGGTTAGACAAAGCATCCCAGGGCATGGAGGCATTCACAAAGCGCGTAAAAATGCTGGCAAAGCGTGCGCTGATCTTTACCATCATCGCCCGTGCGTTGGCGGCCATCCGGGATTGGCTGGCGGATGTGGTGGCCGTAAACGGCGAAGCACGAGACGCTATTGCGCAGCTCAAGGGTGCGCTGCTGACGCTGGCACAGCCGCTTGTGCAGATCATTATCCCGGCGTTTACTGCGCTGGTTAAGGTACTGGCTACGGTGGTTTCGTTTATCGCAAATATTGTATCCGCCCTATTTGGAACAACGGCAAAGGAAAGCGCCAATGCGGCAAAATCCCTGAATGACCAAAAAAACGCATATAAAGGCGTGGGCGGCGCGGCAAAGTCTGCCAGTAAGCAGCTTGCGTCGTTTGATGAGATCAACAAGTTAAGCGGCGAAGGTGGCGGCGGATCCGGCATTATTCTACCGGATTTCAGCACGGCGGCAAATTTCGCATTTCTTGATAAAATCGCGGACAAGCTCAAGAAGATAGGACAGGACATTGTAAACCTGTTTAAGGATGTCACCGGGTTTATCGGCAACGTATTCTCCGGGGATTGGGGCGCGGCGCTGGACAACATTATCAACTTTGTAAAACACGCCTACACCTTGCTTGCTGACCTCCTGGACTTTGTAGGCTATATCTTTGGAGCGATCATAGACACCATCATAGAAAAGTGCGGTCTTGCCGGCACTCCGGTAGGAGATATGTTGACCGGCATTAAGGACATTGTGCAGGGCGGTCTTGGCCTTATTTCCGGCATATTGACAGGCGACTTAGAAAAAATGAAACAGTCGGTTATCCAAATGCTCACCGGAGTAAAAACCTTTGTGTTTGGCATTCTAGACTGGTTCAAAATGGGGCTGACAAGTCTGCTGGACTGGCTGGACGAAAAAACAAACGGACGTTTCCGCGAAATCATTGAACTGGCGAAAACCTATGTCAGCGATGTTATCGATGGCGTCAAACAAATTTTTGGTGGCCTTATTGATTTTCTGACCGGCGTGTTTACGCTGGACTGGAAAAAAGCGTGGGAAGGTATCAAAGAAATTTTCCGGGGCATTTGGAATACTATCGCCGGCGTTTTGGAGGCGGCTGTAAACCTTATCATCAAGGGTATTAACTGGCTTATTGACCAGCTGAACAAGATACACTTTGAAATCCCGGATTGGGTTCCTGGTATCGGTGGTAAATCCTTCGGCATCAATATTTCCCATGTAAACGAGCTTAAAATACCCCGTCTGGCGCAGGGCGCGGTCATTCCTCCGAACCGGGAATTTATGGCAGTGCTTGGCGATCAGAAATCCGGGACGAACATTGAAACGCCCCTTGCTACGATGGTGCAGGCGTTCAAACAAGCGCTTGTGGAAAGCGGGTATGGAGGAAACAACGAGGCTGTTCTTGTTTTGGACAAGGAGGTGCTTGGTCGCGTCGTGTACCGGCTTAACAAGGCAGAAAGTAGCAGAATTGGCGTGAATTTGGCGGGGACAAACAGATGAATTACATCAAACTAAATGGCGTTTCGTTCGACGCCAATGTGGCAATATCCAAATATAACCGCAACTTTAATGTATTGGATGGCGAGAACGCTGGGCGCGTAAAAACGGGACGGATGATCCGCGATGTCATTGGCACGTACTTAGGGCACAAGATAACAGTGTTCCGTCGCGGAGACAACTACGCTGGTCTTGATGCGTTTTGGGATTATCTTTATACCCACAGTGTAGACGGGTCTGTTTTGCTGGAAGCAGCAGATGGACAGACAACCATTTCCTACGAAGCGTATTACACAAGTGCAACGCAAGATTTGGAGAAAGGGGACGGTAGCGTAAACTATTGGGGTGAAATAGAAGTGAATTTTATTCCGATAGACGCGCAGCTTCGGCCTTAAGAGGTGACGCATGGCAAAAAACATAATTCAATCGGGCAGTGACGTTTACACTGACGGGAAAATTGAGGCAGTCACCGCGCTTCTCGTTGAATCTATGACCGGATCTGAGCTGGAATACGACACGTTGAATGCCACCATCGACCCCACGACGAAAGTACCCACGATCTTAAAGCCATCTGACTATGATGGCCTTATGACAGACGATGATCTGATACTTGGGTGCAGACCGTTTGTGTCGGTGCTATCCAACGATCCCAGCCAGTACAAATACGGCAGAGCGGTATTGTACTACCATAATAACGCGCTGGTCGGCAAGTTCTATATGCAAAAGTGCTTGCGGGTAAAAAAGAACCTGTATTCCATTTCATGTGTGTCGAGTATAGGTTTGCTCGGGAAGTCGAAACACTACGGCGGGCTGTATTACACAGGCACAGACACGTTTGCAAGCGTCGTACAGGACATTATAGGTGGCATAGTAACGTACACCATAGACCCTACTATCAAAGACCAGAAGGTGTTTGGGTGGCTACCAATAGCAACGCGGCGCGAAAATCTGCATCAGCTCCTGTTTGCTATGGGCGCCACCATCAAGAAAAACGACAGCGGCGACATGTTTATCACGGTGCTTTCGTCAGCGACAACGAAGGACATCGAGGACGGGCGCATTTATGTTGGCGGCAGCGTGGAGTACCCAGACGGCGTGACAAAGGTTTCTGTGCTGGAGCACGCATACCTAAACAAGGGATCTTCTGATGAGCAAACTACTCTGTATGAAGGTTCTGTCGTATTGCCGGATAGCGCGTTTACGTCTCCAAAGGGTCAAACTTTGACCGGAATGATCGTTGAGTTTTCCGAACCGATGCATGACATAGCGGTGGACAGCGGCAGCATTTTGGAAAGTGGGATAAACTACGCAATCGTGACCGCCACAGGGAGTGTTGCGCTTACCGGCTATAAGTACACGCACACAACGGTTGAGCGTTTTAAGGGTGACGCAAACGCAGACGAGGACAACACTGTTACCGTCACAAACGCAACGCTTATTTCCCGTGCAAACAGCAACAACGTAGTTGAGCGTTTGTTTTCGTATTACACGAGCGCAAAGACGATCAAAATGGACATTGTTGCAAACGGAGAGCGAGCGGGCGATGCTGTTAGTTTCAATGATCCGTATGATGACGCCACATCAGGGCTAATCAGCGAGTTGTCACTTAATGGCTCCGCAATCCTGAAAGGAAGCGCAAAAATCATTGCAGATTACGCGCCGACCTGGGGCAACGACTATACAGATGTCATCATCGTTACTTTGTCTCAATCCGTTACACTTCCCGCAAACGCTACAAAATGCCGCGCTGTGTTGATTGGCGGTGGTTCTGGTGGGGCGATTGGAGGAACGGGCGGAACAGGCGCAACGGCTTCTGGAAAGTACAATGCCGGAGGTGCTGGTGGTGCTGGTGGCGCTGGCGGTGCTGGCGGAAAGATTGTAGAGCCAATCATCGGTGAGAACTGCGGAGGAATGTCGTTCAACTGCGTTATTGGTCAAGGCGGCAGCGGCGGCACTACAAGTAATCCCACCGGAGGTGTGGGTACAGATTCTTCTATCAGTTATACGCAGGACGGTAAAACCGTTGAGGTGTCGACCGCGAACGGCGCACCGTCTTTCAGTGGGTTTCAAGATTTCCTTGCTCCCGTCAATGTGTACGGTGCGTATGGCATAAACGGGGAAAGCGGCGGATCCGGTGGTGGCTCAAACGGCGAACCGGGCGTAATTGTCTACAACGGGACTACTTACAGCGGCGGCACAAAAAGGGCGGATTCGCAGGCCGAATTTGGCGGCGATACTTCCGGCACGTTGGTCAACGATGAGCGGTGGACTAACGCGACACCTGCCATTTATCTGACGGTTACATATACTGCATCGAACGGTAACGTGCAGTTCAATGTCAGTGTTAGAAAGCCGAGCGGATGGTACGAATACGCGATGTACGTCAAAATAACGCTTGGCGGCAGTTCACAGACGATAACGCTACAAAAACAGACGTGGACGTCACAAAGCGGTTCATGCAACATCAGCGGCAGCGGCTACTGCTCCGTTGAAATGTGGGCATCTGGCGGAGAGCGTACAGACGTAACCACCATGTATAGCGGATATATTGATGCATCCGAACCGTTTATCAGAACGTATCATTACGGCTTTGGAAGTGGTGCGGTTGTCGCAAAGAACGGCACGAATAACACATCCATAAGCGGTGCGGCAGGCGTAGCGTCCACGGTTGCCGGCGCGAATGCAACAGTGCGCGGTTGCGGCGGTTCTGGCGGGAATGGCGGATCTGGTGGCGGCGCAGGCGGTTGGTATCAAGATAGTAATACTGGCAGCACACGAAATTACTCCGGTGGTGTTGGCGGGGCAGGGTCTGCCGGCGGAAACGGCGCTGACGGAATAATTCTTATTTACTACGGGAAGGAAGTGGAATAATGTCCCAAATAACTATTGGAGGCACTACGCTAAACTTCAAAGATTCAGCCTTTACGGGCGACCAGTGGGAACAGGTAGCAAGTTGGGTGTTAAATGGAGGCGCGGAGGGCATCGATGCAAACGCGAAGATTGCCACCGAGAAAGCTGCTGCAGCATCAGCAAGCGCGGCAGCTGCGAGAAACAGTGCAACAAGCGCCGGAGAAAGCGCGTCAGCGGCGGCGAGCAGCGCAACCGCAGCGGCAAACAGTGCGACGGCGGCAAAGGCCAATGCGGACGCCGCTGCTGGGAGTGCAACGAACGCCGCCGCCAGTGCCACCAGTGCTGGAAAAAGTGCATCTGCGGCAAGCGAAAAGGCCTTTGCTGCCGCAAACAGTGCATCGGCAGCGGCGACGAGTGCACAGACGGCGACCGATGCGGCCAGCACGGCCAGCACGGCGGCGGAAGCGGCATCTGGCTCCGCATCTCAGGCGCAGGGAAGCGCAGCGGCTGCTGCGGAGAGTGCGGCCAGTGTGGACGGCATCAATAAAACCGCACAGAGCTGGGCTGTTGGCGGAACAGGGACACGTGAGGGCGAGGATACAAACAACGCCAAATACTGGGCAGAGCAAGCGAAAGAGGTAGCGGGAGGGGACTTTGCTACCAAGGCAGAACTTGCCGAGAAGGTAAGCATGGTCATCACCGAGATCCCCAAGGGCCGTATGCGCGGCGACGTAGATGGGGATGGAAGGATTACTAATAATGATAAGACTCTAATAAGCAAAGCTGCTTCTCATTCGATAACACTGACAGGTGCTGATTTATGGTGTGCGGATGTTAACGCGGATGGCTCTGTTACTGGGGTAGATTTACAAGTAATCTCCGAATATCTTAACGGAAGTTCCAGTGTTCTTACCTCAGTTCCTACATTTGCTGATTATTATAATAATTGGACTTATGTTAAAGTAGATAACTTAACAGGGTATTGGGTGACAGAACTTTCCATTCCCGACATCACGGAAAAGACGGAGGGGAGCATACTCTGTAGCGGAACTGGATTTACTGGAACTTTTATCAAAGCCGAGACATTTTCCGGTGGTGTGCGCATCTACGCTAACTATCCCCCTATCGAGGCACTGCCCTGCACGATCAGCTACTATACAGGGGCTGGCGGCAAGTTCACTATTGCACGTATAGGCGTTACGGAGACTTACGTGCAAAACGCGGTATCGTCATCCGGTGCAAAATATGCAGTAGTAAAATTAACAGCATCCGGATGGAGTGAGGGGAAAGAGCAGACTATCTCTGTCCCCGGTGTGAAGGGATCTATATTGGAACAACTTATTATTCCAACACAAGAAGGGGAGTCTATTGAGAAATATTATAGCGCTGGTATAAGGATTTCAGCGAGAGACGATAATACATTAACATTTTCGTGTGAAACTATCCCAACCGCAAATATATTTGTTGTTCTTGTAATTATCCCGATCGTCGGGAAATTTGAAGGATGAGAGAGTAGTGCCGAGGGTGCAAAAATAATTTGAGAGGAGAACGCGGCGAATGGAACCGTGGGTACAGGAAGTGCTTTTGCCCATCGTGCTGCCCGCTATTGCGGCGCTGTACTCCGGTCTGGCCGGTATCTGAGGCTTGCTCTATGATAAAGCAATACAGTTGATACGTGAAAGGAGGTGTGCGCGTGATTCAGAAAATGGAAAATGTTCTGGAACTGGAAGTAACAGACGGAACAGAACCGGTAGACTTTACCGGGGCGACAAATATTTTGCTGGCAATATCGCAAAAGCAGTGTGGCGTGTATATTGAATTGCCAGTCAATGTTCATGACGGGAAACTGGTATGCACATTACCTTACAAGAGCGCGATGCGGCTGGCATCGGCGCCTTGCCTGATACAGGTAATGTGGACAACTGTTAGCGGGGGAAAGCGCGCTACTGCAGTGGAACAGATACCTGTTGAACAGCTTATTCGGGAGGGAGGATATGACTAAGCTCCGGTTATCTGTTAGGAAAGAGCCTGTATACAAACTTTCCGCAATTCAAGCGCAGCCCGTTGATGCTGGTGGAAGCAATTTGCAGACCAAGGCTCTGACCATCACCTCCAACGGCACCGTATCGGTCACACCCGATGCGCCGTATGATGCGCTGAAAAAGGTAGATGTGACGGTGAATGTGGCAAGTGGAGGAGGTTCGCCGACAGACCCTTATATAGAGTATACGTCTCTCGACAGTTCTGGTAGAGTGTTTACTGCTAAATTTCGAGGAACAATTGTTCCAGAGCATGCATTCTCTTATTTGGCGGAATTGACATCAGTAGATATGCCAGACAATGTAATTGCAATTGGTGATAATGGTTTTTATCGCTGCCCAAAGCTCCAATTAGCAAGTCTCCCACCCAGAATTACCTCACTCGGAGATTTTGCATTCTCTGATTGTTCAAAGCTAGGGTTAACAAGCCTTCCTTCTGGAATCACCTCAATTGGAGAACAGGCATTTAGGGATTGCGCAAGTCTCGCATTGACAAGTCTCCCTCCTGGAATCACCTCAATCGGAGATTACACATTTAGAAATTGTGGAAAGGTAGAATTGACAAGTCTCCCTCCTGGAATCACCTCAATTGGAGATTTTGCGTTTCTCAATTGTCACAAACTATCATTGACGGCCCTGCCCTCGGGGGTTACATCAATCGGACAGTTTGCATTCAACAATTGTAACAAACTATCATTGACGACCCTGCCCCCTGGGATTACCTCATTACCAACAGCCGCATTTCAGTACTGCCCAAAGCTCGCATTGACGACCTTCCCGTCTGGAATGACCTCGATTGGAGCTTATGCATTTAGGCAGGGTACAGGTCTCGCATCAATAACCCTTCCCCCCGCACTTACTTCAATCGGAGATTTTGCATTTGCCAATTGTACTGGGTTAGAAACGGTTAGATTTACGAGCACGGTATCCTCAATTCCAAATGGAGTATTTTCCGGATGCACAAAACTGTCTACCATTTATGTTCCGTGGTCGCAGGGGCAAGTAGCAAATGCTCCTTGGGGTGCGAGCAATGCCACCATCGTCTACGATTATACTGAGAATTAAAAAGAAAGGAGACGGCAGTGAGCGGCAAAGAAAAGTCTGATTCAGAAGGTACTATTAGAAAAATTTGAGCATAGGAGCAACAAAATGAAGAAGAATCGAAAACAGTGGGTAAAGGCCGCCGCCGTGCGCGCCGTAAAGACCGTGGCACAGACCGCCGTGGCCACCATTCGGGGGCAGTACCCGGACGAGAAATAAACAGCAGACAGTCCAACAGGACAGAAAGGAGAGCGAATGGAACCGTGGGTACAGCAGATCGTCGTACCGCTGGCGGTAGCGATGCTGACAAGCAGCGGCTTGTGGGCGCTGGTATCGAAGCGGGCGGACAAGAACAATGCGGAGCGGAAGATGCTGGTGGGGCTGGCGCATGACCGCATCATCCATCTGGGCATGGTGTACGTGACACGAGGGTACATCACGCAGGACGAGTATGAGAATCTCAATGACTATCTGTACCAGCCGTATGAAAAGATGGGCGGCAACGGCAGCGCAAAAAGGGTCATGGAGGAAGTAAGGAAACTGCCCATCAAGCGAGAGGCGTAAAGCCGGAAAGGATAAAACTATGAAGCTGAACAACAAGGTTTATGACGTTATGAAGTGGGTGGTCATGATCGTGCTGCCCGCGCTGAGTGCCCTGTATGTGGGTCTTGGCAGCATTTGGGGCTGGCCGTACATCGAGCAGGTGGCCGGAAGCATCTCCTGCGTGACGGTGTTTCTGGGCGCTCTGCTGGGCATCTCCAGCGCCAGCTACAAGAAGTCCACGGTGGACGAGGAGGCTATGTAAATGGCCGCCCCGAAAGTCTACCTGTCCCCGGCTATGCACATGGCAAACCCCTGTGTATATCCCCGCCCGGACGGGCAGCAGTGCTATGAGGCGCTGGAGAACAACGAGTACATCGATATCCTGGAGCCCATCCTGAACCGCTGCGGCATCGAGACGAAGCGTGGCTACCGCCGCACCCCCATGAGCAGCGAGAACGGCGACGCCATTATGCGGCAGAACGTGGTGGAAAGCAACGCATGGGGCGCGGATGTGCATTACGTCAGCCACACCAACGCCGTCAGCAACGGGGCGGCTCAGACGAAGGTCAGCGGGTGCAATCCCATGTACTACACCTACTCCAAGAACGGCAAGAGGCTGGGCGAGATCATGGTGAAGCACCGCAAGCTGGTGTACCCCGGCAAGGTGACGCTGGTGCCAAACGCCAAGTGGTACGAGCTGCGGGTGCCGAACGCGGTGAGCTACTACGAGGAGCACGCTTTCCATGACAACCCGGAGGACATCGGCTGGTGGCACGAGCACATGGTGGAGGTGGCGGAGAGCGCTGCAAAGGGCCTGTGCGAGTGGTTCGGTATCCCGTATGTGGACGAGCCAAAAACCGAGCCTGAAAAAAACATCCTGTACCGGGTTCAGGTGGGCGCGTTCCGGGTCAAGGCCAACGCCGAGGCGCAGTTGGAAAAATTGAAGGTGGTGGGCTTTAACGGCTTTATTGTGGAAGTCGAAAAGTGAAATAAATCTGCTGAGCGGGAAAGAGCTATGTCAAGCCGCCTCTTTCCCCGGCGTAAAGTCCCGCAAGCTCACGGCTATAACCGTGTTATGGACAGTTACCACAAGCAGATACGGCGCAGATTGCAGAGCATGGCACCAAAGCGGGCTATTGCGTACATAATGAGCGTACAGCTACCTCCTGACGAAGCTGTGTGCGTTATTGAATGTGACGTAAAGAGGAAAAGCTATTGCGAAACTGCGTTCCTGCTGAATGTTTCTCCGGAAACGGTAAAGCGGTGCCGCAGAAGGGCGTATCAGAAATTTGCAGACGAAGAAAGAAGCCGCACCATTTAGGTGCGGCTTCTTTGTTTACGTCCGGCAGGGGGAGAACCGGGCATAATGAATGGGGGAGATGCCCTCCGGGAGCATTCCGAAGTGGCTGATTTTATTATACACCGTGTCTGGGGAATTGCACAAGTAAATATTTTGCTAATTAACAACCTTTTTCTGACCTTTAACTGCCCCTTTGCGGAGGCAGTTTTTTGTTACGCTTATTGCAAGAAACGGAGGTGCTTGCATGGTTGAAAAGCTGGTATCGCTGGGGTTTACCCAGCAGATGGCGGAGGACATTATTTGGGCGTATCAGGATGATCTTCCGGGGCTGAAAGCCTATGTGCAGGTGATAGAAATGGTGGCGGCGCATGTATAGCTACTTCAACGAAAACCCACACGGGAAAAATGTGGGAGACTGCACCGTTCGGGCTATTTCAAAAGCCACCGGAAAAGACTGGGGCGAAACGTACCTTGCTATGGCAGTGGAGGGGTATCTGGAAGGTGACATGCCATCCGCAAACGCCGTGTGGGGCGCGTATCTGCGGCGGATAGGCTACCGGCGGTACATGGTGCCGGACACGTGCCCGGATTGCTACACAGTCGGTAGGTTCGCCGATGAACACCCGGAGGGGACGTTTATCCTTGTGCTATCCGGGCACGTCGTGTGCGTGCAAGACGGCGTGATCTATGACAGCTGGAACAGCGAAAACGAAATTGTTTTGTATTACTGGCAGAAAGAAAGTGAGGCGTAACTATGGCATTTAACCCGTATTTCAACCCTTATTACCCGCAGCCAATGCAGGACAACCTTGCCCAGCTCCGGCAGCAGCAAATGCAGGCCATGCCGCCGCAGATACCGCAAATTCCGCCCATGCAGAACCCGGTGCCGCAGGGCGGCGTACAGTGGGTGGCTGGTAAGCCGGAGGCGGAGAATTGGCTGATTGCTCCCAACTCCGCCATTGCGCTGTGGGACAGCACGGCTCCCGTTGTGTACCTTAAACAGGCCGATGCAAGCGGCAAACCGACCCTCAAGACGTATGACCTTGTAGAACGCCTTGCAAGCGCTCCTGATGCGCAGAAAGCTCCAGCCCCGGAATATGTGACCCGTAAGGAGTTCGACGCGCTGGCGGCGCTTGTGGGCGAAATAAAGGGCAAGAAGAAGCGCAAGGTAGAGGAGGAAGAAGACGATGAGTAACAATCCGTTTTTCAATGCGTTAGGTGGCGGACAGATGCCGGGGTCGATGAGCGGCTTTCCCCAACTGTTACAGCAGTTCAAGCAGTTCAAGGCAAGTTTTAAAGGCGACCCAAAAGCGGAAGTAGAGAAAATGCTGCAAAGCGGCAGAATCTCACAAGACCAGTTGAACAAGATACAGTCAATGGCAAACCAATTTCAGGGGCTTTTCAAGTAAATCAAAATCGTGGCCACGGTTTGATATAAAAAATTTTCAAAAGGAGTGATACTATGTCTCTTTCCGATGGCACCCCCATGATGACTATGCCTGTGGCTCCTGCCAACACAGGCAACGGTAACAGCTTCGGCTGGGGCGGTGATGGCGCGTGGTGGATCGTGCTGTTCCTCATTTTCGCCGCGTTTGGCGGCTGGGGTAATGGCTTTGGTTTCGGTGGCGGCGGCAACGGCGTGATGGATGGTTATGTTCTGACCTCTGACTTTGCCAACATCGAGCGCAAGATCGACAGTGTAAATCAGGGACTTTGCGACGGATTTTACCAGCAGGCGCAGCTTGTCAACGGCACCAACATGGCAATGGCAAACGGATTTGCACAGGCCGAGCTGTCCCGTAGCAACCAGCAGGCGGCGCTAATGCAGCAGCTCACCGCCATGCAGATGCAGAACCAGGAGTGCTGCTGCGAGAACCGGGCGGCTATCGCCCAGGTGCGGTACGACATGGCGACGCAGGCTTGCGACACCCGCAACATGGTCAACACCGCTGCGCGTGACATCATCGACAACCAGAACCAGAATAGCCGCGCTATCCTTGACTTCCTGACGCAGAGCAAGATGCGCGATCTGGAAAGTGCCAATCAGGAGCTGCGCCTTGCCGCATCTCAGGCTGCGCAGAACAACTACCTGATCTCCCAGCTGCGCCCTTGCCCCACCCCAGCTTACATCACTTGTAATCCTTGGGCGGGCAGCAGCTATGGCGGATGTGGAACCGGCTGCGGTTGCTGACAACTGCATAGCATCAGCTGTTCGGAATTTCCGAACTGTTCAGCCCCGTGCTGATACTGACACCAACGCGGCGGGGCAATAGCTCCGCCGCTTATTTTAACTGAGAAAGGAATGATTTTAATGGCAGAATTTACTTCTGCGGCAATTCAGACCGTTGCTGCTGGGCAGAACGTTCCCCTTACGGAAACTGCTGTCAACAACAAGCCGTGCATCGTGCATCGAGCCGGAGCAGGCATCGTAACTTTGCGCGGGTTGACAAACCAGTGCAAGGCACGTTTTCGCGTGGCTTTTGGCGGCAACATCGCTATTCCTACCGGCGGCACGGTGGAAGCTATTACCGCCGCGCTGGCTATCAACGGGGAACCGCTGACCAGTGCCGTGGCGACCGTTACACCCGCCGCAGTGGGAAACTATTTCAACATTTATGTCAGCGCCATTGTGGAGGTGCCGAAGGGCTGTTGCCTGACTGTGGCTATGGAGAACACCAGCACACAGGCAATCAATTTCGCTAACTCCAACTTGACCGTTGACCGCGTAAGCTGAAAGGAGCAAACTATGAGCATGAAAGCAATGTACGATTTGCGCGATATGCTTTGCAAGGAGCTTGACGAGATCGCCCACAAAGGAGAGCTGGGCGCCGGGGATCTGGACATCGCGCATAAGCTGGTAAGCACCATCAAGAACATCGACAAGATCGATCTGATGGAAGATGAAGGGTACAGCCGTGACGGCGATTATTCCCAGCGGCGTTACTCCCGCGACGGCGACTATTCTCAGCGCAGGTATTCCCGCGATAGCTACGGCGGCGGCAGCTCCTACGCACGACGTGGCACCCACTATGTGCGCGGCCATTATAGCCGCGACAGTGCGAAGGATGACATGAAGCGCCAGCTGCAAGAGATGCTGGACAATGCGGATGATGATACCATCCGCAACGCCATTCAGCGGTGTATGGATGCCGTAGAGGGCTGAGAGGGGGTAGTTCCCCTTGACCGACGAAAAGGAACTTAAAGCTTGGATAGCCAGACTGGAAACGGAACAGTCAAGCTGGTCGAACTACGAGAAGTTGGCCGCGCTGTACATCATACAAAACCAGCATGAAAAGCGCGATACGTACACGCCGATAACCGCGTATTCAGGAGCGTCGAAACCTGATACAGCATTCAGTGAAAGTGAATTTATGCGGGCAATAATGGCTTGTGATGCAGGAAAAGCGTTTGGCGTAATGGACGAGTTGATGGACGCGCTCAAGGTTACAAACATGCGGGTGTATGACAGCGTTATGCGGAAGCTGAATAACTAAAGTAGCCCCTCTGCCTGAATTGGCAGAGGGGCTATGTGTACTTAGTTTGCTGTAACCTAAAGGATTATATAAACTAAGTACTCACAGAAAATCAAATTCAATCCGGCGATCTTTGTAAAGCCGGATTTCTTTTATTTTGAGTTTCCAAAATGCTTGTTTGTTTTCTCTGTTAAGTTGTTTGTATATTTCTTGCCATCCTGCGGAAAATAAGGTTGCAATTTCTTCTGGTGCGCGGCTTTGTGATTTTACTTGTGTAATCTCATCCATTTGGGATGTCAGCTCTGCATACTTTTTTGAGTAGTCCGCCTTTGAAATCATGTCGTCTATATATAACTCTGACAACTTAGATAGTTTTTTTTGTAAAGCCTTTAATTGCGCATCTTGGTTTGCTTTGGGTTCTTGACGCGGCTTGGCCTGCAATTTGATCTGTATCTGCTCGTCTATTGTCGACAAGAGATAATCTTCGATTTTCCATTCGACAGTAAAATTACCGTTGTTGCATCCTTTCCTCTGGGCAGACCCTTGACAATAGTAAGAGTAAGAACACTTTCCGCTTGCGCGTGGAGACGGATGCCCTGTCATTCTGCGCCCACATTCTCCACAGACTATCAGCCCTGAAAAAATATACGTTCGATTGTAAGGGGATTTTCGTGTCACCCTCGTGCGTAAACCTTGCACACGCTGGAATTCCTGCGGCGTTAAATACGGGGGCAATTTTATCCCGTGCCAGTCTCCCATGTATCCGGGGTTGTCCAACATTTGACTGGCTGTTAGGTATTTAAGTTTTAATTCCGGCACTGCGTCCATTGCTTTTGTTATGGAGCCGTTTTCCAAAAATGTAGAGAAGTACCTCCGTATAATTGGTTCTGTCTCTTTGTCTATAACAGCAAATTTCCCTTCAATTTTGTAGCCTTTCGGAAGATGACCGGTGCAAACTTCATTCCGCTCTTTTTTTGCATCAAGCACACGTTTTATACGTTCGCTGGCGCGGTCAGCTTCGTCCTGTGCTACAGCAAGCATAATGTTAATCTTCAACCGGCCTGCCGCTGTGGATGTGTCGTAGTCCTCATAAATCGTTTTCCACGACACGTTGTGGGCTTCAAGAATCTCCTGCACCTTGTAATATTCGCCGATGTTTCGGAACCACCTGTCCAGCTTTGTGACAAGAATAATGTCTATCTCATCACGCTTTACAGCTTCCAGCAGCTGAAGCATGGCCGGACGCTTTTCAATCTTCTTTCTGGCAGAAAACCCGGCATCAGGGAAAACGCCTACCACCTTCATATTGTTGGCTTTGGCATACTCTTCGAGGTCGTTCTGCTGATCGTGGATAGACAGGCCGAACTTTGCCTGTTCTTCTGTGGACACACGCGGGTATAATGCTGCCCGCAATACTACACTCATTGTTCATCTCCTCCCTTATCTGGCGACAATGTATACTTCTTTGCATAGCGCAAATACATCATCAAAATAGCGGCAAAAATGCCGATACCGGCGGCAAGAAGCAAAAAGACGATCCATGCGAATACACCCGCTTGCCCGCCCTGAATAAGCCCCTTATGGGGAATGTGGTAGTCAAAAAAGATATATCCCACGATAACAGACATAAATATGGCGCACAAAAGCGTAAGACCATAAATAGCAAATTTTGTGTCCCGCGATTTCTTGCGATGGTAGTTAATGGTTTTTGCCATCTGCTCCATGCTGCCCTCAAGATGGGCTATCTGCACATCGGCATCATGCAGCTGCTTTTGGTGCTTCAGCTGTTCATTGGCTTTCTTCAATTGATCTTCCGTTGTCACTTCTTTTTCAATCCCGAAATATTCATCCATCGAAACGCCAAGCGCGGCACAAATTAAACCCATTTTGTACACGCTCGGCTCCTTTGATGATGCGGAGAAAAAATTGCTTATGGTTGATGCTGAAATGTCCGTCATGTCGGACAAATCTTGTATAGTTAAATTCTGTCGGTCTTTTGCATCCCTGCACAAATCCTGCAATGTTTTTACCATTTTCCCCTTTTACTCCTTTTTCGGGCAGGAGAATCCCAATTCTGGTTTGCCGTAAACGGTAATTATCCAAATTTGGTATTGCCCTGCCAAACCCTGATTTGTTAGTGTGAACGTGCAGCCGGAAAGCCGGGAGGCCACCGGCGAGAATAGCCCCGCTGTCCGTTGCGGGAGCAGCGGGGCTATTTAATAAAGACCCATATAAAATCCCCCTGAAATATTTTTTGATTTGTTGCACGTTTGCATGCAACAAACAGTTTGTGTGTAACTATAAGTGTGCCAACATAGTTGGACACCAAGAAAACAAAATGTCAAATCAAGAAAGGGGAAAGAAATGTATTGTACTAAAACAACAGGACGTGATAAAATGGAGCTGGTAGTAATCACCGGCACAGAAAACGTGCGCGATCGGTTGACGGCCGAAATTATGAAGCTGACAAAAGAACAGCTTGACTATGTTTTACAGCATTTGGAGGAAGTATTATGAGCTACGCTGTTTTGTGCGGCCTGGTTGCCTTTGCTTTTGTAGGCACAGTTATACAATGGGTTTGGATTTGGGGGCTGATTAAAAAACTATCTTCCGTGGAAGAAATGCTTTATCGCGAGTTAGCAAAACTTGCCCAGCAAATACCCGCCAATCATGCAAAGAACGCTGGATACAATACCGCACCAAAAGTATAAACGAGCCTTTCTATCGGCTGTTTTCTTTTCATCTTGCAGTCTGATATATTCTTGCACCCCATACGGGACAACAGTTCCTTTGGCAATTTCGGGAATTTCAAAATGTAAATCAGGCATACAGCAATTTCCTTTTATAGTACAGTTTTTGCCCCTTGAACAAGGACAAGTAGCTTTCGACACTGTTCATCAGTGAGAGAAGAAACAATATCCAAAAGAGCTTTGCGTTCTGCGCTGACGCCCTCGCCCTCTGCGGCGGGGGCGTTTTCTTGTTCGCCTACTCCGGCCATCAGTTCTGAGACAGTAACGCCAAAATAATCGGCAATTTTTATAAGAGACGATTTCCGTGGAGTTGCACCGTTCCCCCATCCGGTTACAGACGCCCTGGTAAAACCCAATTCTTCCCCCACGGCAGACGGAGACTTGTTAATCTTGCTGCATAGTTTTACATAGTTAGAATAAAACAAAAATAAGCCCTCCATTTTGTGCAACGCGACAAAACTTAACTAACTTTACAATTTGGCTTGACTGTTAACTTTGTTAGGTTTATAATGGGCTTGTGGCTTGAAAAAAACGTTACAAAAAACCAGACCCCGATACATTGTATCCGTGTCAACGCTACTTTATTGCTTGAAGGTACGGTAGTTAACGAGGCTCCGATGCTCCCGCAACGGACACCGGAGCCCCGGCAGGGACGTCGTGACGTCACCTGCAAGCACATAGTAGCATACTTTGTTAACTTTTGCAACCACAAATTTAGCCGCAGGCGGGAATACCGCAACTATTCTCGCCTGCGGCACACCAAAAAACAAAGGAGGGCTAAATTTGCTGGAGAGTTGGACAGGCAGGCTGGTCGGCAAGATGCACGTTCACGAAATCACATACGACGAGGTAGCGGCAGAGCTTGGCGTTTCCCGCCCTTATGTGAGTATGCTGCTGAATGGGCATCGAAAGCCACCGGACGCAAAGAAGCGGATCGAAATGGCGATTGACAGCATTATCGCCAGACGCGCTGAAAATGGGTAAGAAAAAGCCCCGCCCGGTGCTGGCACACCGAACGAGGCATCTCCGAAACATCTACCAAAATGTTCTGCGGATAGTATACCACGACCGCAGAGGAAAGGCAAGAGATTATGACGTGTGCTGAAATTGCCGTGATGTTATGGGCACGGCAGAACGGAATGGAAATTATCGAGGTCGAGTACATTCGACAGGAGGAAACGACATGAGTTGGTTTGCATGGACGCTGGCGTTTATCGGCGCGGCGTGGCTGGCTAGGGCGGTGCTGAAATGCGTGGAGGCGCTGGGGCGATGAGAGAGCGGAACAGGCGGGCGCGGGAATACTCCCGGCTATGCCGGACCAGACGATGGTGCAGGCGTATGTGGGTAGTGGCAATCGTCCTGTGGGTGATGCTGCTGGTGCTGGTGGTGTGGTGCCTGACACTGCCGCCGGTGCAGGAGGACGTGGTGCAGTCACCGCCCACGGCAGAGATCGCCGAGCTGGAGCCGGAGAACGTGCTGGTATGTGACATCACCGGGTATTGTGCCTGCTGCACGCCCTACGCCCACATGAACCAGCGGGACGGCAAGGTGCTGACGGCCTCCGGGCGGTGGGTGAGCATCGGCGAGGCGGTGGCAGTAGACCCGGACGTTATCCTGCTGGGAAGCACCGTAACGCTGGACGGTAAGACCTACATAGCAGCCGATACCGGTGTGTACGGCTACACGGTGGATGTGCTGATGCACCACGAGGACGCGGCGCAGGCCGGTGTTGTGAAAGCGCTGGTGAAGTGGGAATGATTGGGCTGGTGAACCGGACGGCTCCGCCCTGCAAGGGTTGCCAGCGCAGACACGCGAAGTGTCACGGCCAGTGCGAGGACTATGCTGTGTATTTACAGGACGTTCAGTCCGACAAGGCAAAGCGGTACGCAGCGTACAGCGAGGGCGATTTTTACAGCATGAACATCGCAAGGCGCGAGAGCGCCAAAAAGGCGATAAGAAAGAGGGATGGAAGATGAAGGTCTATAAGGCAACAGACAAGGACATGAAATGCCGTGGATTCCAGTATGAGCTTGGCAAGACGGCAGAGGTCGAGGGCGATATTGAATTGTGCGAGAAAGGGCTTCATGCTTGTGAGATGCCGCTGGATGTGCTGGGCTATTACGCGCCCGGCGATGGCTCCCGGTATTTTGAAGCGGAGCTGGAGGATGTCAACAGCGAGGGGCGAAGCGATGACACGAAGCGCGTCGGCAAGAAGCTGACATTGAGCGCGGAGATCGGTATTCCAGGGTTGGTCAAGGCGCAGGTGGAGTACGTTAAAGCGCAGTGTGACTTTGACAATGCCATCAAAAAGGCGACCGCCGAAAAGGAAAACCACGCCACGGGCGTGAGGGGCGCATCATCTACCACGGGCGTGAGGGGCGCAGCATCTACCACGGGCGTGAGGGGCGCAGCATCTGCCACGGGCTGGAGTGGCGCAGCATCTGCCACGGGCGATA